ATGTTCCATGTCAATTTGTATGTAATCCTCACCAGCAATATCGATTGTATTCATTTCATTAAATATAGGTAAACAAGAAATCTCAGGATGATTTTCACAAAATTCATAAAACTTTTTAAACACTTTTTCAGCATGGCCACTAGGATCATCTGGCATTAATATTTTAATCACGTGACTGGTATCTTTAGCCCATACTCTTGCATCAGCACCACTACCAATATGTTTGTAACCTAATGATTTTAAATGTGCAGAAATTTCTTTGAAGGCCGGACCTGTTGCGGCCTCATCTACTGCAAATTCATTTGCTCTCATTTCTTACGTCCCCTAAACCCTACTGGCATCTGTAAATCGTTAACAGGGAACATTGACTTAAACCACTCATCCGTACCCGGCTTTGCAGTAATCTTACTACGGTCTATAGGAATAGAACTTGTGGGTTTTCCTCTATAATCAGTTACACCAGCAAGTCTTTTAAGTTCATCTATGTTCATAGACTCTTACCCCAACGTGTGTTGATTACATTCCAATTGATAATCTTCCACTGTTCAATCAAATACTTTTTCTTATCACTACCGTAGTCTAATATCCAAGCATGTTCCCATCTATCAACCAATAACAATATATCATTGCGTACTTCATGATTTTTAATTGTTTTAATCTTACCATCAGTTGCTAAGTATACCCAACCTGATCCTTCTAACTTCATAAATTCAGTTTCAAACTGTGACTTCATATTATCATATGAACCGTAATGTTTGTTAATGAAGCCCATCATAGGACCATTGGGATTGTTTTTATTTCTTACTTCACGGAATTGAGGGAATAATGTATTATGCAAGAAAGCACCTGCATAGTTGAAATCTTTTTCACCCTCACCTTTATTGTAACGTTCGGCATAGCCTTTAGCTAGTTTATCATAGTGAAGTTCTATCGTATCTTTACTAAGAACAGGTGCAACTTCACTCGCAGTAAAGTTTAATGGAATGATTTCTATATCTTGGGGCTTACTCTTATCCTCAAGTAAAGTAATTAAGTCACGCATTTTAGTGTTTCAACAATAGTGTAGATATGATATTAGGATCGTTAGCACTGATATCACCTTCGCCAGGAGCAACAATGACATTGTACTTCATACCAGCTGGTATTGATTTACGTTTAGCCATGTACTGATTATAGTCTAATATAGAGTTAGCACTTAATCCATATTCTTTCGCAAGACGATTCTTTAGTTCAGGTAACTTGTCAGGTTGTACTTGCCATTGGCCTTCTGACCCCTTAACTAAGTTTTTCTTTTCGTCCTTAACTAATAAATCTTGAAACAAATCATCTGGAACAATGCGACTGTTTTTAGTTTTATCTAAGTTAGCATCACTGGCTTTGACTTGTTTCTCTTGTGATGTGTGAGCACCTTCACTCCAGTTAATAATGAAGTTAGGTGGCTTCTGACCTAATGCGGCGCCGGCCATCTTTGTGTAAGCATAAAACTTAGTGTCAGGATGCTTTGCAGCCATTTTCAATGCCAAATCTAAATATTCCGGGCTAAAGAAGTCGCCGGCATCATGCCAACGAATAGTAGTTTGCCAACCTTTAGGAAACTTCTTGTCACCCTTTTGACCAGCTTGTTCTTCTTTGCTAATTTCGGCACTTAGTTGATTGAAGAACCCGTCTGGATCATTCAATAGATATGTTAATATTCTTCCGTCACTTTGCCATGCATTCTTAAACTGAATTTTTCCACCCTTCATAGCAAAACAATCTATTTTACATGAGCCTGCGCCAGGACATGTATTAACGATGATTAGTTTATTTGTTTGTTCGTCTAATGCAATACCAGTTAGTGCGGCAAAGCCAACGTTAAAGAATTGTTCAAACTCTCCGTTACTATGCTTCATCTTTTCATTTTGCTTTAGTAATGCTTTTGGGCGTTGTGATAATGTTTTCTTAACAGCATCCTCATCGTATGTTGTACCATCAGGACCTAAATATTCAACTACACTACTACGATGGATATAAGGCATTTTGTATCTGTCTGTTTTTGTCTTACCAGTTACATACTTTTCATTACCCTTTTTATCTACCTTAACATTACCTGCTTTGTCTGTATCAGGAGTACCAACAATACGTTTCATATAGTCTTGGAACTCGTCACCACCAAACTCACGACTACTTGCTGGTAGTTTAGTTGCTTCTGACATAGATTGTCTTGCGGCTTTTACTATATCCAAGATGCCATTGCTAATAACCCAGCGTTTGAAATCAGAAGGATTATAATATGTTTGACTACCATTCGTAGCACGAATGCCTTCTATTGGTTTTGGAAATCCAGGATACTTACGTGTCAATCCCTGTAGTTGGACCCTATTTAATTTTAGCATTTGTGCTAGTTCAAGAAAATTTCTTAAAGGAACTCTTTTACCTTCTTGGCGTTGTTTTTCTCGTTCAGCGGCCGACATAATGTCGGACATATTAATTGTTTCATCAACTTCTTTTTCATCACCGGCTTTAGCAACGAATTGCTGAGGTGTCATAATTTGAATGCCACCGGGCGCGCCGGGCATTTTTGGCTCTACGCCTTCAAATAGTTCTTTGAAATTCATAGTATTTCTTTCCTAGCTTTAGCTACCATTTGTTCGGCAAGCATTAGTAATTCTTCCATCTGCTCAATGGATTCACAATTCCATCTACGCAAACTCTTATTAATATTACTATTTGGATCTCTTGCTGTCTTAGCACTTGTTCTGCTTTTTTTCATACCCTTCATTCTAGCACAGAATGATTTACGGCGCTTTGCCGCCTTACTACCCTTTTTAAGTTTGCTTGGCTTAGTAGTCACTGCTGTTTGAATTTTGCTACCAGGGTGACTGCGGCGATAACTACTTACAGATTTTTTACTCATACCACCTACACGTTTGTTATTGTGCTTTGACCAATTCTCACCCTCATCCATTTCTTCTTTTTTGTGAATAGCAATGGCGGCTTGTTGTGCTGGATTTGCGGCTTCTGATAATATTTCTTTTATTCTCATTTTGGTATCCTAAATAGTTGACTTTATTGCGTAGGTATGTTACACTATATCTATTATTTATCACTTTGGACTATTACTTTGACAAATCAATCTATCAAACGCATCGGTTTCGCTTGTAAATGGGCAGAAATCAACAAGAAGGGTGAGATTGTTTCAGCCGAAGGTTTTAACACAGGCGGTACAACTCATGCTTGGGCAAAGCGTAATAATCGTAGTGTAGTAGAAGAAAAGATCATGGATGTTGCTAAACGCAATATTATGAATACACACAATCTTGTTAAACGTGTTGCTACACTAGAACCACAATTGCGTATGGTTCGTCTTACTAGTGATATGCTTAGTTTCTATACCATGGATGAGTACAAATACTTTTGGCAAAGTACTGATGTACAGAACAGTTTGGCACGTTGGTTTGCACCCATCGGTGAAACAGCACGTGCTAATGATGTTCGCCTATCATTTCACCCAGATCAGTTTGTGGTTTTAGCAAGCGACCGTGACGAGGTAGTAAATAAGAGTATAGAAGAATTTGAATATCATTGTGACATGGTTCGATGGATGGGCTATGGCAAAACATTTCAAGACTTCAAAGTAAACGTACACATTTCAGGACGTAAAGGCCCACAAGGCATTAGGGATGTGTACAACAGATTGTCGCCAGAAGCGAGAAACACACTAACACTAGAAAATGAGGAATACACACATGGACTTACAGACTGCTTATCATTATCTGACCTCGTACCTACGGTCATGGACATACATCACAATTGGATTCGTGAAGGAGAATATATTTCCCCCAATGATGACAATGTTAAAAAAGTTATTGATAGTTGGCGCGGTATTAGGCCTACTTTACATTACTCCGTCAGCCGTGAAGATGTACTTGTTGGGCATTCCGGATCACAGTTACCCAATCATGGTGCGCTGATTGAATCGGGATACAGTAAACAGAAACTTCGGGCACATAGTGATTACTATTGGAACGAAGCAGTGAACGATTGGGCATTGACATTCATTGATAAATTTGATATGATGTGTGAATCGAAGGCAAAAAATCTTGCCAGCTTTAAATTATTAGAGAGATATAAATGTTTGACAAAATAAAGAACTTATTCAAAAAGCCAGAACCGGTAAAGCCTGTACAGGAAAAGAAACCTCGTCAGCCTAAGAAGAAAAAAGAAGATAGTGTTCTATCTGATAAAGAGAAGGCAACTAGAGAAGGAATGCCGTATGTTAATATTCTCAAAATGGAATTAGATCCATACGATATTAACACAGGTGCATTTGAATTAGATTGGAATGACAAATTTGTATTGAACTTAATCAAAGCTGGATTTAAGATCCGTGATGATGACAACGATACAATAATTGTTGAACGTTGGTTTCAAACAGTATGTCGCAATGTCGCACTTGAACTCTATGAGCAACAGCAAGCTGATCCTGAGAATCGTACAATGGCTAGTGAAATGCGTGTGGTCCGTGCTAAGGATCTCGGTGATGGCAGAACAGAGGTAAGTTAAATGTTAAAAAATATTGATTTATTTAAACCAGATTTTGTAATTGATTGTTCAACATTAAAAAATTGTAGGGATATCTATGCAATTATGAGACATCATGGAATTGTAAAGTCATACGTATATGGTATGTGTTTCAAGCCCGGGCCACTGTCATATGACTTTTCAAAGGTAGGAATGAGTTGTCCTAATTTGACTGAAAAGAGAGAACACCAAGTTGGTGAGCGTATCACACGGCAATTAAGTTGGGTACCTGGTTGGGAAGAAGAACATGTACGCAGTTCACATGGTGCTGATTTTTGGGGAGGAATTCAACATTTCTTAATTCCACAAGGATTGTTACCCGCATCATTCAACAAAAATGATGTTACTATTGCAGTTTGGGATGTATCTAAGCGAATGATTTTTGCAGACGTACACGAAAGTGACGAATTAAAGGCTACCGGTTGGGCTGAGGGTGAGTTAGCAAAGCAATATAAAGCTACATTTGGTAGATTACCCCATCTTAATGTTCAAGATCCTACCAATACCAAGCATTATAAAAAGGCCTACATACCCAAATCTGTTCTGAATGATTTGTTTGAATTCAATTAACTGCTAATTTACCCAAAAAGTTGACTTATATTTCATTTGGGTGTATAATACAATTTCTTTCAACAACTCTTAAGGAGTATCCAAATGGCAACATTATCGCCAAAAAACAAATCCTTTCCATGGACTGATGTTCCGAAAGGTCAAGTGATTGATATCAATAAGATCAGAAATCCACTTGATAGTAAGCGTCTTAAAACTGCAAAGCCAAAGACATTAGCACAATCTGTTGCAGAACTTGAAAAGAATCCCATCATTGCTAATATGTTGGCTGAATTAAAAAAGAAGAAAAAGAAGTTTGATCCAAGCAAAATTGGTACTACTACCAAACATAAAATTGGACGTGCAACTTTCTTAGAGGAAACTCAACGAATTGTTATTCCAAAACATATTGCTGACATTATGGAAAATTGTCAGGAAGAATTACTTAGTCCTGCATTTGCAACTGTAAGCGCCGATCGTACATCTAATCCTTTGTTTGACACAATGCATGGCATTAATGTAGTTGGCTTGTTTGCTAAACATAATTTGTGGGAAGGTGTTGATCCTAACAAATGGGAAGATATGGAATACCCATTCTTTATCATTGACAATAATGATATTGCATTTGCTAACGAAGCGGCTTATCATAGAAATGGTAAAGGCCAAAAGAAATGGACTGCTTTTGATTTTCACAGAATTAAAGTTGCCGGTGTTCGTCAACATGGTTCTACTATTAAAGAATACGTAGATGCTACTAAACGACAATCTATATGTGAAAAGTATGAAGCTATCCCAGTCTCTGCTAGTCACCCACAAAAAGGTAAAGCAGGGACATTGGATCGTATTGACGCAGTTTATAACTGGAGTCACAAAACGCTAGAATTCATTCTTGCTACACACAAAACATACTGGCATGGTACAAAAATTGACAGTGCTGTTTTTGGTTTGTATGGTCACTTGCACGATAATATGAAAGCAAAACATATTCCAATGACAGGACCTGAATGGAATAAGTTCTTGGATAACTTCCATGCTATTATTAAAAAATGTTTTACTGATTTAGCTACATTGCGTAAAGCTACTGAGAACGCACATGTTGCTTGGCATGAGGCTGCATACCCGAACATTAAGAATCATAAACTAAATTCAACTAACGGTGCTTTGGCAATTGTATTGAAGATTTATCAACAGTTAGGCGGTACTCATCTATTGACTAATGATGCGAATGACTTCAACTACGCTGGTGTAGACATTTATGACTATCTGGATGAGATTGATGTACATGAGGCAGTAAAGAATGCCTAAAATCAAACTCCCTGAAAAGTGTGGTTGGTTTTATATTCTGCAACTTCGTCATAATGGCATATGGGGTTTTGGTATAACTAAAAGTGCAAATATTAAAAACTATTTGCAAAAACGATATATCAACCCCGGTGCTAACAAAAATCAAATATTTGATTATTTGTATTATGGTAAGTTGTCAGAAATTAAAGCCCTTGAAGCCCACTTGAAAAATGAATGGGGTGAACATTTACTCATCCTGTTTACAGAAAAATTAGAATGGTTTCAACCTGAAAAAAATATTGATGGGAAGCAAATTGTCAATTTTATTGAAGCAAGATGTAAAACTAACTACCCTGAAGTTTTCAGGGTAAAATCAGAATTTTTACCATTCAGTCCTAGTGATGTTTTTAAGAATTTACAGGACGACCCTGATAAGTTTTTGGAACATATTTAAATTGACAACATCTAAATAGTAGTATATAATAGACACATGAAATACGCACTCATTGACACAGCAAATACATTCTTCCGTGCCCGTCACATTGCATCACGTAACAGTGATACATGGGAAAAGATCGGCATGGCCCTACACTTAACACTAGCAAGCACAAATCAAATTGTTCGCAAGTTTGGTGTGGATCACGTTGTGTTTTGCTTAGAGGGTCGTAGCTGGCGTAAAAGTTTCTACGAGCCATACAAGAAAAATCGTATTGTTGATACACTATCACAAACAGAAGCCGAGATTGAAGAAAATAAAATGTTCTGGGAAACCTACGATGTTTTCACGGCCTTTTTGCGTGAGAAAACTAATGTTAGTGTCCTTCGTCATGCTGAGGCTGAGGCAGATGACTTAATTGCACGTTTCATTCACTTGCATCCCGATGATGAACATTTTATCATCAGTAGCGATAGTGACTATGTTCAACTTATCAATCAAAATGTCAAACAATATAATGGGGTAGCTAATCAACTGATTACGTTAGATGGTTATTTTGATGACAAGGGTAAGATTGTCAAAGATAAGAAAACTAAAGAACCCAAACTACTAGAAGATCCACAATATTTGCTATTCAAAAAATGTATGCGCGGTGACGGCACTGACAATGTATTCAGTGCTTATCCCGGTGTACGTGAGAAAGGTAGCAAGAATAAAGTTGGACTAGTTGAAGCATACTCTGATAGAGTGAAGCAGGGATTTTCTTGGAACAATCTAATGTTACAGCGTTGGTCTGACCATAATGATGTTGAACATCGTGTACGTGAAGATTATGAACGCAATCGTATACTGATTGATTTGACTGCACAACCGCAAGAAATCAAAGATAAGGTTGATACTAGTATTCGTGAGGGTGTGCGTATAACTACTACCCCTCAAGTTGGTATTCACTTTATGAGATTTTGCGGTAAGTATGATTTGACTAAGATTAGTGAACAAGCAGAGACTTATGCAAAATGGTTGAATGCGCCCTATGAAGGTAGTTTAGTATGAACGCACTGGAACAAACTAAGT